AATCAGCTGATAGAGAAGAGGATCCCTTGTTGTGATCTTCTTCATCCTGATCATTGTTTAACAGAGAAGCAAGTGGCTGAGATAGCACATGATATTCGTATGGATATAGACTTACATCCAATCTATAAGCAAGTGGATAAACATATCATGCGGTATGTTGAAGCAGCTGGTATTGATAATAAAGATCATTGGGTAGAAGAGAAACTATTAGACTTACCTGATGAAGAAGGTATATCATTTGATTAAGAAACTGTAAAGAACTCATTATGGCAATATATAAGAATAATAAGATCACTATTGATCTAACTGAGTTAGTTGAGATTCGGGCGCAAGTAACCAAACAGGAACTCTCTGAGTATGAAGTTGAACAGATAGCAAGTGCATTACAGCATACGTTAACTTGGGATACTTTGTTCTTCATGGTAGATACTGCAATACTAGATTTTGTTGGTATGAATCCAGTTGAGTATGGCAGTGAAATGAATGAGTCGTGGTTGTTGGAGATAGAGCGTAATAAGAAGAAGTTTAAGATGGTAGAACTCAAGGGCAATAGTTGGACTATCGAAGTACCAAGGAGGATTAAGGAATGAACTCAGCTATCACTGGCAAGACGTATCACATATACTATGAGGATAAGTGTTTGTTCAAGAACCTGAGTGAAGAAGATTTTGATTTTATATGGGATAAGATTTATCTGTCGTACCACACTGACAGTTTATCCTTTGCCACCTGTATTGGCGATGAATGTACGATGGAGGAAATGAGTTTCTAGATGCACGACTTAGATCATTTGCAACCTTATATACATGATTGGGTTGATTACTTGACAAAACCAGATGACACAGCGGCTGACTATACAGGGCCACGTTGTCCGTTTGCAAAGAAGGTAAGAGATGAAGACCGTTATAAGATGATTAAGGTTTATGACTATTTCAGCGCGTACGACTATTGGGAGATTGTATCCAGAGAGTGTGAAGCCTTTGATGGTAGTAAGGATGTAGTCTTTGTTGCAGCCAAGACGAATGAGAATATTATAAATGTAGATCAGTTTTCTGGCGGCGTCGATGGACTCAACACGTTTCTGAACTGTCAGGGCAAAGATTTATGGTTGTTGATGAAGATAGATGCACTGTTTACCATTATCATGATTCAAAAAATCAGCGCGTTGGACGATTCGAGTGACTTCTTAAGAGAGAAGGGATATTACACAACTAGATACTCTGAAGCACAAATGGAAAAGGTCGTAGATGGCCGTAAAAAGTATCGTGAGAAATTGAATGAAAGAACCTAAAGTAGCCGATCTACCTAACTTTGGAGTACTCGAATGTGAATTAGACAAAGAAGAAGTTGACTACCTGTGGAAGTTAGTCAAGAAGTATGCGGTAGGTGCCAAGTGGGATGGTAATACTTGTATTGATGCTGGCGCAATGGAGGATAAACAATTTCATATTAATGATGATGAAGAGATATTCCAAAATAACGTATTGATGCCTTTAAGTCAACATTACTTCAATGCATATGGTACACCTTTTAAACATAAGACATCTAACTATCATCAATTTGTATTCTCTCGTTTCTGGGGTCGTCTATCAGAAGATGGAGATTATCAAAGTATACATGAACATCAAGGAGTATTCACCTTTGTAGTATGGCTTCGTATACCATATAACGGACAAGTGGTAAGACGAATACAGCCAGGGTTTAGACCAGAAGCAGGAGACTTTTGTTTAGTGTATCCTGACACTTGTGGCGCTCTGCAAAAGAAGTCTTGGGTCTTATCAGAACAGGCGGAAGGTAAGATGTTATTCTTTCCAAGTGACATGAATCATATTGTATATCCGCACTACAAAAGCACTGAGAAATATCGTGTTTCCCTTGCTGGAGATATTGCTCTTAATAGTATCATGCCTGCTGGATTAATAAACCCAGTTGCTGATACAGCATCAATTATGATGCATCAAGGAATATACAAGCCTGGTGCTAAAGAATAAAATTGTATAGATAAGTTTATAATGAACATTTCAGAAACAATGAATATAGAGCTCGACATCAAGGAGCTAGAATACATCTACGAATCAATCTCTTTCCGATTAGAGCATGATAATCATTTAATGTATCATCCTGATATAAGAAAGGATCTAGAAGATATGATGGCAACTTGGGAAGATGAGTACCTATAACATAACCATCGGAGGCTATCTCATTGCAGAGAACGTGCCTGGAACTGACGTTAAAGATAAGTTACAACATATAAAAGCTTTTTTCAATTACTACCCTGATGATGATCTTCGTAAAGAAGAAATAATGGTGACTAAAAATGAAAACCAAGAAAATTAATTTACCCAACTACGGTGTTCTTGATGTAACTTTAGATAAGGTACACTGTGATCATCTTCATCATCTGGTAGAAAAGTATGAACCAGATAATGCAAAACAACAATGGATGTTAATAGATGATGATAATAGATTTCAAAAAGAAGTTGTAAGCCCATCTGTAAAGGAATACATTCATGAGTATGGTATTCCTGAGAAATTACTTTCAACTCATATACATGATCTTACCTTTCAAAAGTTTTGGGCAAATTATACTGGTGTAGGAGAATATCAAGCATTACATAATCACAATGCTGTATTCTCTTTTGTAGTATGGCTTAAATTGCCTTCCTGTGCAATAGAAGAACAAGCGGTTCCAGATACAATGCATCCAGAGGCGGGAAACTTTATTCTTCAATACACTGATATTACAGGAAGATGTAGAAAACAATCATGGACATTGGAACAACAATATAATGAAGGACATATGTTATTGTTCCCCAGTTGTTTGTATCATGCGGTTTACCCCCACTTCTTAACAGAAGAAAAAAGATTATCAGTAGCTGGTGACATCGCAATCAACAGTATGGGTTTGAAAGGAATTTCTGATCAGGGAATGCCACTAGGCCCCTGTAATAGTCAGGAGTTTCTCAGAAAAGACTCAGGAAAAGCACATATATAATATAACAACTATGGACAAAATGATTTGACCGTGGTATACTTAATAATGTAATTACAACATGTTATGGCAAAAGGATTTACAGTAAAAGCTAAAGCCCCCAAAACTAAGA